ATGCTCGCGTTTTTTTCACGGGTTTTGATAGGGGGGCTGAGTAAAGATAGGAAAGGGCAAGGATGCCAGAACCGACAGCTAAACAAATAATTGCATTTTATCAATGGCAGAAGCAGGGAAGCTATGTTAAGGCAGCAGAGGTATTGGGGGTAAGTAAGCAAGCTGTTCACGCTAGGGTGTATCGACTAAAAATGACTAACCCGGAGTTTTTTAATCGAAACATTGACCGGGTTGCGAAAAAATTTAAGCCCAAAATATTGTCTTACAGGCCAGAAATCGCCGATTCGCAAGTTGTAAAGAAATTTTAACATTATTGCACGTTGACTTTTGCGCTATTAATAGAAGGGCTATATAAAACAAAGGCTCTGCGTAATCGTGCAAAAGTATAAACTTGGGGGGTTAGCCCTACAACTTACATAAAGGCATAGGATAAACAGAGCCTTCGTTAATAATCTTGAGGCGTCAATTTAGCACCTCAAGTTAACATAAGTTAACAAGGCCAAGGTTGGTTAACATTATTTACATATATTTATAAATTTGCATTTTATCGACACAAGTTGTCAATATGTTTACGGCGTAAAGATGAGCAGTATTTTAACTTGGCTATATAAATGGATTATTTTTCCTTTTGAGGACTGGTTGGATATTAGGGCTTGCAGAAGGGCTATGAGAGGAGATTCTGTTTCTTTAGAGGATTTGGAGAAAGAACTGGAATTATAATGTCCTTACCCTACAGAGAATAGAAAGTGGATGTGTATAAACCTACACATATATTATTAAGTGTGGAGATGTAGAATTTTTAATACATTATGAAAACCCTATTTAGATTAGCTTGTGTATTTATCATAACAGCCTTTTTATCGGCCTTATTTCACTTGGATTGGACTGTTACCTTTCCTTTATTGGTTCTGGTAGGTTTGATTGAATGTGTGCTGGCTGTGGCTAAGAAACCCCTGATTACTACCAGAATAAGGGGTTGGTTTCCTTATAAGACAGACATCATCATATTATGGGTGATTTTAATATCGTCTTTTATAACTGAATGGATTTTTTATCAGGAATTGCGGTTTTTTACTCCTATGTTATTAGGCGGGCTGTTATTCCACTTTTTTGAGGAAAGGTAAAAATGGCAGAAACACAAGGCAGAAAGAAGCAGGATATTGGGCAAGATGAGGCTTGGGCGGCTAATTTGAAAAATATTTTTTCAGGCGAAATGGACGAATCTACTCGAATGAGAGGGATCGTCCAGTTGTATTTAGGCAATGTGGCTGCCACGCTAGGCTCTATTAACAACGCCATTGCCCAAGGCGCCAACAATCTAGTTACAAACTGCAACCTTACCAACAAGCAGGCCGTAGCTCATAGAGATGTGGCGATAGACTCTACTTGGGATCCAGGCCCAGGTGAAGAAAGTCTTAAAGAGGACTAGGTATCACAGATTGTGATAGCCAGATGAAGCGGATAGTTACAATTAGTCTGCTTTTAGTGTTTTTAATATCATGTGGAGAGCCTAAACAGAGTTCCGTTGTATGGCGGGTAAGTGCGGAGGATTTTGTTGACTTTCCACCTGTCAAGCCTAAGTCAAGGGCATTTGATATGCCGACAGGAACTAAATTTAAGTTTCCTGATGGTACAGAGGGATGTTTAATATATTCTTCAAGATGTTTTCCTAAAATAGAACTGGCTGTTATGCTCACAGAGGTTTTTGAGGCGGGTAAGCAGGCGGGTAAAAAAGAATTAATGAGTTATTATAAAGAGCGAAGTTTGACAGCAAATTAGGGGGGTTCCGGCTTGCGGGGTGTGCAAGGCACTCCGCAGCCGGGTAATATGGGTAAACGAGGACCGAAGCCCACAGATACAGAGGTTTTATTAAAGCGCGGAAGTTGGAGGGGTAAAGAACGCCTAAGAAAAGCACCAACTGTCCGTAAACGAGAAATGCTCGACATCGAATATAACATCTTAGAAGAAATAAAACTCTTACCCGGTTACGACCCGTACAAAGGCGCTGATGATTATATCTTTAAGCCGGAGTTGGCAGATAAGGTTATTCAATTCTTTCACACTAAACTTTCCCATGTAAAGGGCGAAAAGTCGGGAAAGGCTTTTATTTTAGAGGCATGGCAAAGGGGCTTGTTGGGTAATTTATTTGGTTGGGTCCATAAGGAAACAGGGCTAAGACGTTACCGGGAATGTTTTATTGAGGTCGGAAGAAAGAACGGCAAAACCCCGTTAGCGGCGGGAATACTTTTATATTTGCTATTTGAGGACGGCGAGCCTGGTGCTGAGATATACGGTGCGGCTTCGGAATATAAACAGGCATCTTTAGTCTTTACTCATGCTTGGGGTATGAGGAACAGCGAGGCTACATTGGCTTTAAATTCCAAAGTCTTTAAAGGTCAGGCAAAATCTATTGAAGTGGGGGAACCGGGCGAGGATGAATACGGAATTTATCGTGTTATCAGTTCTGACTCTTTTGCTGCTCACGGCTTTAATACTCACGGAGCTGTGGTAGATGAATTACACACCCAACCTAATAGGGACTTAGTTGATGCCTTATTGACTTCAACGGGTGCGCGTAGAGAACCTTTAATAATTTACATCACTACTTCTGATTTTGAGCGTGAAGGCTCTATATGTAACGAAAAGGAAGATTACGCTTTAAGGGTCTGTCAGGGCGTTATTGACGATCCTTCATTTCTGCCTGTTATTTACAAAGCGGAACTAGAAGATGATTGGAAATCTATAAAGATTTGGAAAAAGGCAAACCCAAACTTAGGGGTTAGTGTTTCGCAGGAGTATTTAAAAAGAGAATGTAAGCGGGCACAAGAAACTCCTACTTACGAGAATACATTTAAAAGACTCCATTTGAACATAAGAACACAACAGGACACGCGCTGGATACCGTTAGAAAAGTGGGATGCTTGTGATGGTGTGGTAGATGAAGGGTTATTGATAGGTAGGGAGTGTTATGCAGGGCTGGACTTATCTTCAACTAGGGATATTACGGCTTTTGTTATGGTATTTCCACATGAGGACGGTTCTTACGGTGTTTTAAGAAGGTCGTGGATTCCTAAAGAAAACGCACACGATCGAGAGAGGATTGACAAGGTTCCTTATGTAACTTGGGTAGAACAAAACCACATCACAATGACGGACGGCAATGTTGTTGATTACGACCAGGTAATTAAAGACATTGTTGTTGACTGTGAAAAATTTGATGTTAAAGAGATTGCATTTGACAGGTTTGGCTTTGAGGCCATGCGTCAGAGAATGGTTGCTTTGGGTGTGCCGGAGGATGTGTTTGTTTCTTTCGGTCAGGGCTTTTTGTCAATGTCGGCACCTACTAAAGAGTTAGAAAAGTTGATTTACGGTGAACAGTTAGCACATGGTGGAGATCCTGTATTAAGGTGGATGGCGCAGAACGTAGCGGTAGAGGAAGATGCGGCGGGTAATATTAAACCTTCTAAGAAAAAATCATTCGAGAAAATAGACGGCATTGTAGCTTTAATTATGGCTTTAGGGAGGGCAATAACACAAGAGAGTGCCGGTTCGATATACGAAACGAGGGGATTGTATGGGGTTGGTTAAGTTAGCAAAGAACTTATGGGCGTTGTCGAGGTCGTCTTTAGAGAATCCCACAACGTCTTTAATGAACCCGGCCTTATGGTTAAAGGAAGCGTGGGGAGGCGGTGAATCTTTAAGTGGTGTTACTGTCAATGCTTCTACGGCTTTACAGTATGCGCCGGTGTGGAAGGCGGTTAATTTAATATCATCAGATATAGCGAAAATACCTTTATTGACTTACAAGCGTGAAGGTGAAGGTAAAATAAGGGACGTAAATCACCCTGCATACAATTTATTAAAGAATAAACCTAACCCTTGGATGACATCTTATGTCTGGAAACAACTATTGGGACATAGGGTTTTGTTGAGGGGCAATTTTTACTGTTGGATAGAGAGGAAAACTATAAACGGTGTTTCGGGAGTTCCTGTAGCCCTATATCCCCTACCTAATGAAGATACTTACCCGGTGGTGGTAACGGACGGGTCAAATCGGCAGAGATTATGGTATGTAACGAGGATTAAGGACAGGTTGACTAAACTTTTACCTTATAATATCTTTCATATTAAGGGGTTGGGCGATGGTTTAGAGGGTCAATCGGTGGTTTCTAACGCTAAAGATTCTATCGGTTTGGGTATGGCTACACAGAAGTATGGCTCTGTATTCTTTAAGAACGGTGCCGGCTATACTGTTGCATTGGAACATCCGGGGAGAATATCACCGGAAGCAGGCGATAGGCTTGTTAAAAACTGGAACAAGCTACATCAAGGCTTAGATAATGCCCACAAAGTCGCTGTGCTAGAGGAAGGAATGAAAGCATCTACTTTGTCTATGAACCATGACGACGCACAGTTTTTAGAGACTCGTAATTTTAATGTAAAAGAAATTGCAAACTGGTTCTCCTTGCCCCCACATAAATTAGGCGACGACGCTAAAACGTCTTATGCTTCATTGGAACAGGAAAATCAGGCCATGCTTGATGACTGCTTAGACCCTTGGCTGTGTAATATCGAGGCTGAGTGCAGAGATAAGCTTCTTACATTTAAAGAAAAGCAAAATGACAGTCATATAGTTGAGTTTTTAAGACAGGCTTTATTAAGAGCGGACATGAAAAGCCGGGGCGAGTTTTATACAAAAATGACAACTAACGGCATTATGACCAGAAACGAGGTCAGGGCGAGAGAGAACCTTAACCCCCTGCCCGGATTAGATGAACCCTTGACCCCTCTGAATATGCAAAAAGGCGACAAGTCAGAAACGAAGGCAAAAATATTAAAAGACAACATCCGCAGAATGTGTAACCGCATTTCAATTCACGCTAAAAAGATTAAAGACGCTCAAAGTTTATGGAGTTGGTTGTCAGATGATATGAGGACTGAACATTGGGCTGTAGTGGAGGACGCTTTAAAGCCAGTTGTGGAACTGGCGAGTGATGAAGATCCAATTTTACATATAAGTCAATTTTTTAAAGAGGTAGAAAAAAGGCTTTCGGACAACAAAGACTTATCAGATGTGCCGGGAGTATTAACAAATCAAATCATGGGGGTTGAAAATGGAAAGACGGTGGATACCGCAAAGCACATCGACAATTCAAATTGAGGAACGCGGGGAAGGGGATGATAAAAAGCGCGTCATCACTGGCTATGGTGCGGTATTTTATCGAGACAATGACCCCGGCACTGAGTTTGAGTTGTGGGATGGTGCTATTGAAAGAATCGAAAGTGGTGCTTTTGACAGGGCAATAAAAGAAAAGGACGATGCCAGGGGATTATTTAATCACGACCCTAATATGCTTTTAGGTAGGGTTTCGGCGGGGACTATGATCTTAAACTCTGACAATCACGGTCTTAGGTATGAAATTGAGATTGACGGCGACGACCCGGACCATGACAGGGTTGTGAGGAAGATTCAGAGAGGGGATTTGACTGGCAGTTCTTTTTCGTTCCGGGTTAAGAAACAGGAATGGATAGAGGGCGAGGATAAAGAGCCTGACATTAGGTTGATTAAAGACGTTGAATTGTTTGATACCGGTCCTGTTACCTTCCCGGCCTATGAATCTACAACTGCGGGAGTAAGAAGTGAATTATTAGCAGAGGTTAGAAGTAATTACGACAACTGGAAGGCTGATTTACAGAAAGAAAAATGCAAACCTGTTGATTCTGTTAATAGACGTTTTAACGAAGTAAATGCAAAGGAAAAATTCGGGTCCATACCCGACTAAAGGATTTCTATAAATCCATTACGTTTCAAGTATCTATTGTAACCCAATGTTTGGGGGGAAATTTTAAATGGAAGAACTAATTGAAAAAAAGAACACTCTCTTTGCGCGTATTAACGAGCTTAGAGAGGAGAACAACAATCCTGACGTAGAGTGGACTTCAGAGAAACAGGCAAACTGGGACGAACTGAACGCCGACTACGACAGGGTTTGTGAAGAAATCGCCAGAGAAAAGCGGTTTGATGAGGTCAAAACGAGACAAGAGGAACAGGGACCAAATAAGGTTTCTGCTGCCGAACTTGCTAGTGCTGATTATGCCGCACACCAACGCAAGAAAGACCCTGACGCAATCACCGACGAAGATAGAGCTTTAGCAATGGAAGCTTGGGTTGCAGAGCGCAGAGGCATGGAACTAACCGACCGACACAAAGAGGCAAAGTCCAAAATTAGTTACGGTCGTCAAACAAGCATTGATATACCAATCTTGAGAGGTGATACGTACAACTCGTTTTTAAGACAACAGCAAGAACAGCGAACCACTTATTACACATCAACTAATGCTACTTACGGTGGGGCTCAAATTCCACAAGGGTTTGTCAATCATTTAGAGTTAGCCCTGCAAGCATTTGGTGGATTAAGAAACGCCGTTACTATCTTACGGACAGCAACCGGCAACGACATTAAAGCACCTTATCTTGATGACACCAATGTTGGTGAGTTGGTTGATGAATACCAAGACTCCGACGACTCTGGAACCAACGAGGCCAATCTTCAACCTTCGGCCGTTACGTTCTCTGCTTACAAAATCAGTTCTAAACTTATCAAAGTTACACATGAACTGATGGTAGACTCTGCCTTTAATATGGTCAATCTGCTTGGCGATTTATGTGGAGAAAGAATAGCCCGAAAGATTGCAGCCTTGTTAATTACTGGTACTGGTTCAAGTCAGCACAACGGTCTTGCTGCTGCTGGCACTTCTGGCAAAACGGCTGCAAGCGCAACTGCTGTTACAGCTAATGAGATTATAGACCTGTTACACAGTGTTGACCCTGCCTACCGAGTTGCGGCCTTTAACTGTAGTTGGGTTATGGAAGATGCGACGGCCAAAGCTATTAGAAAACTGAAAGACTCTGATGGTCAGTACATTTGGCAGCCGGGAATGCAAGCGGGTGTGCCTGACGTTCTGTTTGGTTATCCTGTGATAATCGACCAGGATTGCGCCACTATAGCCGCAAGTGCAAAACCGATATTCTTCGGTGCTTTGAAGAAACACGTTTTGCGTGAAGTGGCGTCTGTCAGAATTAAACACCTTGTTGAAAGATACGCCGAGTTAGACCTTGAAGCCTTTGTCGGATTCCATCGTTCAGACTGTGAACTTATGGATGCGGGTACTAATCCCGTTAAGTACATGACAATGGCCGCTTCGTAAGTCGTTTTGTCCTTCCGGGGTTTGGTTTCGACCGGCCCCGGAGGACTTCTTTGAAAGGGCAAAAATGAGAGTTAGGTTAAAGTGTCAAAGAGTAGGTAATTTTGGTGAACAGAACCCCGGTGATGTAATTGATATTTCAGTGCAGGAGGCCGCAAGGCTAGTAAGTGTTGGGCAGGCTGAGTATTTAGACCAGCCTAAACAGGTTGTGGAAACTGCGTCGCTGGCTAGTCAACTTCGAGAGCCTTCACCAAAAGCCAGAGTAAAAAGGATTGCGTGGAATTGAAAGTTGTAGCGGTAACATTTAGTAAGGCTTTTAAGCGTCTGACTGATGCTTGGGAGGAAAGCGTCTGTCGCAACCTACCCGGGGATATAGAGGTTATTCTTGTAGAGCCTAAAGAACCTGAACCGATGCCGGGGTTAGATTCTTTTAGTGTGGACAATAATTACAAGTTAAAAATCTGGCGGGACTTTATAAAAAACTCCGACGAAGAAATTGTTTGTATGGATGTAGATACTATTGTTTTAGGGGATTTAAAACCTGCCTTTAATGACGACTTTGATTTAGCCTATACAATCAGAGACAATCCGCACATGAGGATTAATGCCGGGGTTATATTTGCCCGCCCTACCGAAAAAACAAAGGCGTTTATGGATAGGTGGGTAGAACTTGACACTAAAATCTTGACAGATTCTAAATTAAACGAAAAAGGGAAGGCGTTAAACTATGGCCAAAACCAGGCATCTTTAGCTTTATTATTACAGGAAAAACCAGACATTAAATTAAAAGAACTTCCTTGTGAAATTTGGAACTGTGTAGATCAGAACTGGCACAACTTTTCAGAAGAAACAAAAGTCTTACATATCAAAGGGCATTTACGAGAGTGCATTATAACATTTAAAAAGCCGCATCAGTTTCCTTGGTGGATTCAAAAAGCGGCTGCGGAGTTTTTTAAATATGATGTAGGAGAATGGAGTGAGCTCAATCGTTGTTACATCGGAGCCTTCTGTAGAGCCGGTTAGTACGGCTGACATGAAAACACACTTACGGATTACTCACAGCGACGATGATACTTATATAGCTGCGTTAGTGAAGGCCGCCCGTATATGGTGTGAAGAATACCAGAATAGGGCTTATATATTTCAAACTATCGAATTGAGATTAGACGAGTTTCCTGAAGGTGGTGGTGAGATAGAACTGCCCCGCCCACCCTTAGAGTCTGTAACGTCTGTGAAGTATATAGACACCGGGGGTAATACTCAAACATGGGACACGGCCAATTATACCGTTGATAAGTATTATCACCCTGCCCGGATAGTTGAGGCTTATTCTAAGAGTTGGGTTAATACGAGGGACGTTATTAACGCGGTTACAGTTACTTATGTTGCCGGTTATGGTTCTACGGCCAATTTAGTACCAGCTTCGATAGTTCACGCTATTAAGTTAATCGTTTCTCATTGGTATGAACATCGGGAGGAAGTTACAGACAGGACATTTAAAGAAGTGCCACTGGCGGCTAAAGCGTTATTAGATATAGACAGTCGGAACTACCCATGCAGATAGGCAAATTAAGGCATAAGGTTTATTTAAAGTCTAACACTACTTCTCAAAACGACTACGGGGAGGCGACAGACTCATGGTCAACTGACTCAACTGTTTGGGCGGCGATAGAACCGTTAAGGGGCAGGGAATTATTGCACGCTCAACAAATAAGCGCAGAAGTAACTTTTAAGATTACCATTCGTTATGCGAGTTCTGTTACTCCTGACGACAGAGTTGTAAAGGCTGACGACTCAAGGATATTTGAGATTGTCAGCGTTATGAATCCATCGGAGAGGGACGAATATTTAGAATTACTATGTAAGGAAATAATTTAGGGGGTAAAATGGGACGGGCTATAACAATACACGACGACTTGCATTGTACCGGGACAATATCGAGCAAAACAATTACACTTCCAAGCAGCACAGTTGATGATGACAGCGTTGAGGCCGCCGCTGGTATTCAGGCAACCAAATTACAACAGCAGTATTCAAAGTTTTATGCACAGGAGTCGGATACCACATCGGCCACAGAGGATTATTGTATTCACTGTGTTCACGGGTCTACGGGGACGGTAGTGGCCTTTGAGGCTGGCTCGGTTACGGCGTGTGTGGGTGATTCTACAATTACAGTTGACCTTCACAAAGACGGTGCGTCAATTTTAACGGCGGCTATTACGTTAGACAGTTCTAACGCTGCTTATACGCCAGAGGCAGGGACTATTGATTCAGCCTCTATTGCTGATAGTGATGTGTTGGAAGTTGTGGTTGTTGCTACTGTTGGAACTGGAACTTTAGGCAAGGGTGTTTATGCCAGTTGTATAATCCGGGAAGATCCAAGTTAATGATAGGGATTAACATCCAAGGCGCGAAAGAGATTGAAGCCAAACTCCGTAGCTTAGAAAAGAATACCCAAAAGAAAATTATTCGCAAAGCTGTAAGAGAGGGTTCAAGGCCGACGCTTAATGCGGCAAAGGCTAACGCTAAGGCTCTTGTCGGTGGACGGATGGGCTCTTTGTTAAGTAAACATATTGTATTGCGGGCTTGGAAAAAACAGTGGCCGGGACAGTACAGAATGTGGGTTGGCATGCGATCCGATGTTCCCGAGTTTGTTTCTAACACAAAGGTCAGCCAATTTGCTCTTTACCTTTCGGGGAAAAGAGGTAACAGAAAACGGGCTTTGGCTAAAAGGCACTATATACCTTCTGCTATAGAATATGGACACGCTTTTCCGGGTCGAGGAGGATACAAAGGGGCACCTAAAGACGTTCCCGCTATACCTTTTATGCGTACTGCTTTTGATTCTACAAAACGAAGGGCAGCTAAACTTATAGAAAGAGAAGCATTAAACAGAATATACCAATATGCCAGATACGGGAGAATGTTTTAATGGGCAACGGAGAGGGACAGTTATGTGCAGAGCATACCGTCAAAATAGAGAAATTGGAAGAAAGCGACAAGGAACAATGGGTTGTGATTGAAAAGATAAGAAATCGACTACCTGGCTATGCTACTTTAGTCATTTCAGTTTTGACTTTTCTTTTGGGCGTAGCTGTAGCTGTCTTAGGTAAAAGCTAATGACAGACAAGGATAAAGAGGAGTTGGAGAAATTTAAAGCGTTTCTGTTGATTTGTGCCTGTGATTGGACAAAAGAAGAAAGACAAAAATTATTAAAGGAAATCAAAGTAATCTTAAATGGCGATTGAAAGGCCAATAATTAGACAGCTAAATCCTGAAGTGACTGACCCGTTGGTGTTAAGGCATTTACAGAGACTTGGTATTAGTAAAAATGATGTCAGGTTTGCCAGGGATTATTCTGCCCAAAGACCGACTGTAAAATCATATTTTCATAAGTCTGGCAAAAGGACCTCTGTTGTAACTACCGCACCCAGGAAAAACAGGCTGGGAAAGAGAATAAGTCTCGGCTGGCTAAAAACACAAGACGGCTTTGCCTGTAAAGATAATTTATTTACTTTAAGAACCATAGGGACCGAAGCGAGATGTGTTGTTAATGGCAAGACCAAAAAGTGGAACCCTGTACTTAAAAAGGAAAGAACGATTATAAAACCAGATAGTTTGACTCCAACACTCAGCGGAAGAAAACTTGTATGGGATCATGGTATTTGTACCAGAGAGATAATCCTTAACAGGGGGGGCTACGTAGAGAACTGGGTCTTTACAGAGAATCCAAAGGGAAAGATTGTCATTGAGAGTAATGAAGTCGGCGACCATGAATTTGACCCGCCTTACATCTTTGACGCTGAAGGTGATTCAGATATGTTCGAAGATGTGGTTTTTGAAAAAGGGAGAAAAACAGTTCCAAAAAGTGCCTTTGACGGAATTGCTGTTTACCCGATTACTGTTGACGACTCAACTACAGTGACGGGAGCGGGTAATGGCGGAAGGTATCAGGTAAGTTCAAGTTATAATACTGCATGGAACTATAGTTCTGCTGGTCAATCCGCTGGCCAAACTGCTGGGCACCGAAGAAGGTCGAGTGACAGTAAGTATCAGCTATATAGAGCCAGTATTGTCTTTGATACCTCTTTTTTAATTGAACATACAGTGATAAATGACGCAGATTTAAGTTTATATACTTATTTATACAACCAAGACTGGAGCGGTGCTGACTGGCTGAGAGTTTATGACAATATGCCTACCTATCCGAATGTTCCTTTCGTTGACGCCGATTATGCAACAGCTAAATCCACAGATGGTGACTATATAGAAACATTTTATCTAAGCAATTGGGCCGCCGCGGTAGATGGTGGTAATGAATATCTTACCCATGATTTGGGTAGCACTCTCGAATCAAATATACAATCAAATATTGGTAATACTTATACAAAATATTATTTAAGAAGTTCGGATGAAGTCGATAAAGATTACGACACAAGCATTGGTGGTAACAGGTTCATTTGGAGTTTAGATGCGGGTGAAGAACCTAAACTGGTTTTGACTTACACAGTACCTACAAATGAGGCTTTGAGGCGTAGGAGGGAATAATGGCCGATGTGCTTTTAAGAAAATACGGTGCAGCCACAACGGTAGATTTTGAACTATACGAAACGGACGGTGTGGACTTTAAGGTTGATGCTGTATCTGCTACGGGTGACGTTACTTTAAACAGGGACGAGGCGGGGGCGGAAACCCTAGATGATGACCAATTCACGGACAGGGGTAGCGGTTATTCTTTGGAATTATCTGCGGCAGAAATGACCGCAAAAAGAATAATCATCTATATAGCCGACCAGGGAACAAAAACATGGTTGGATAAATGTATTATCGTTGAAACCTACGGCAATGCGTCGGCACAGCATCCGTTTGATTTAGGTTCGTCTTTTACTTCTCTATTACAGGCGGCAACAGGTTTTACAGAGGGGGGAACTTGGACACTTCAAAAACAGCTAAAAGTAATATCTGCGTTCATGGTAGGTAAGAAACAGTTGAAGTCCGGGGAAACAGACGTTTATGAATTTCTAGATCCTGAAGATGGTTCGACTTCAATATTAGAAATGACCGTTAGTTCGTCAAGTCCATACTTTACTTTTAGTGTGCAGATATGACAATTTTTATAGGTGATATTTTTACAGTTGGCTCTTTAGGGATGTTGCAGACTGTCAATGATGATGCCGCGACGACAGTAGAACAGGCTATATACTCAAAACTAAGTGCCGACCCTGCTGTTTCTGCCTTGGTTAGCACAAGGATTTATCCTAGCGTCGTACCGCAGGGCGAGTCAATGCCAGCCATAACTTATCAAATGGTTTCGGGAGTACCTGAAGAAACCACAGACACGGCGCAGGGTTGGAGAGTTGCAAGGTTTCAGATTACTTGTTGGGCTGAAACTTACAGTGGGGCAAAGACGTTAGCGGAAGCGGTGAGAAAAGACCTGCATAGATATTCAGGGACGGTCAATAGTGTAGTTATCGACAGTGTTTTACTAGAGAACGAAACCGATATGCCAAACTTATCTGTAGGAACAGATGTTTTAAGGAGGTTTGGCAAAGCTTTAGATTTTGAAATTTGGTTTGAAGAAGCCACATCATAATTTTAATAGGGGTTTTTAGTTAGGGGGGTTTTAAATGAGTGACGGAATTGTTGGCCTTGGCACAACTTTAGCGGGGGCTACGACAGGAACAGTGGGGAACATCACCGACTTGAGCCATACAGGGGCGCGGACGGACGAGATAGACAAGTCCACCTGCGATTCTTCCAATGGGTTCAAAGAGTATTTATTCGGTTTAATGGACCCCGGAACATTAACTTTAACAGTGAACTATGACGGTTCTGCCGCGGGCGTTGCCAATTCTCTTTATACAAACTGGGAAGCAAAAACATCAGAGGTCTGGACTATCACATTTAGTGATACCTCTACATTTGCCTGTTCTGGAACTATTATAGAGTTGGGCGAGGCTTTGACTTTCGACGGCAAAGTAACTCAGAACATTACAATTAAACTTACCGGCGATCCTACGTTCACGGACGTTTCGTAATGTTAGTTAAAGTCAGGTACTTAAAAGATGTCCGCACTCCTCCTTTGCAAGTGGGCAGTGCGGGCAAGGTCTATTTTCGGGACCATCGAGTGGCCAGGCAGTTAATTAACGGTGGCTATGCTGTTGAAGTTAAAAAACGCAAACGTAAATTGGAGGACAAAACTAATGCTGACCAAGGAACAGATATTACAAGCTGATGATTTAAAGACTGAAGAAGTCGATGTGCCGGAATGGGGTGGAACTGTAAGGGTCAAGACACTTACAGGGATAGAGCGTGATGCCTTTGAATCGTCTATTTACGACAAAAAACAAAAGGAAGCCAACTTGCAAAACGTCCGGGCAAAGCTGTGTGTCGTATCTATTGTTGATGAAAAAGGTGAGCGATTGTTTAGTGCTACTGATGTTTTGGATTTGGGTAAAAAGTCTGCATCTGCCTTAGATAAGATTTTTTCAGTTGCACAAAAACTTAACGGGTTAACCCAAAAAGACATCGACGAACTGGCAAAAAACTCAAAAACCGGCCAGAGCGAATCTTCTACTTCAAACTCGCAGGACACTTAGGTTGTACCGTTAAAGAATTGCTTGGCCGGATAGATTCGAGGGAGTTAGCCGAATGGATGGCTTATTACAGACTAGACCCTTTTGGAGAGGACAGGGCAGATTTACGCAATGCTATGTTGTCTGTTGTGTGTGCAAGTCCCTACTCTAAAAAGAAGTTAGAGGTCAGTCATTTTCTGCCTAAATTTGGTGAGGAAAAGAAAGAGCCAGAACAGGGAATGAAGTCGGTTTTAAAGAACATAACCAAGAAGTTTAGGAAAAAGTAATGGCTACAGTTGGCAATCTGATTGTTAATCTTATCGCCCGCACAGCAGTTTTTGAAAAGAGCATGAGCCGGGCAACTAGGAAGCTGTCAACTTTTCAAAAAGGTGCGTCTTTAATCGGACGTTCATTAATGGGGGCGGCGGGTGGATACAGCATCGTCCATGCCTTAAAAGAATCGGTTAGCGCATTTGCGGATTTTGAATCGCAACTAGCCAATGTAAGCACCATGCTTGACGAACAATCAATGCGCTATTTGCCTATGTATAGCGATGCCCTTCGGAAGATGTCTATTAATTTTGGGGAAAGCACCGAAACGCTATCAAAGGGACTTTATGATATTTTATCTGCAAGCGTCGCGGCAGAAAACGCCCTGTATGTTTTATCTGTATCTGCGAGGGCGGCCAAGGCAGGTTTAACGGACACCGGGACGGCGGCCGATGCCATTACTACAATACTAAATGCGTACAGTTATGATGCGAGTCGGGCAACGGAAGTGTCGGACAAGTTGTTTGCGATAGTCAAAAGAGGTAAAACAACCTTTGGTGAACTCGCACCTAACATTGGCAAGGTTGCTGCATTGGCTAATGTGGCGGGATTGTCCCTAGATGAACTTGGTGCCGCCATTGCATCAGTTACTAGAGTGATGCCTACTGAAATTGCCATTACGGGTATCCGTTCTGTCATCAATGCTTTTATAAACCCCACTCCAAAGGCGATAGAGGCAGCGAAGTCACTTGGTTTAGAGTTGAGTGTGGCGGGGCTAAGGGCAGAGGGACTAAGTGGTGCTTTAGAAAAACTAAAGTATGCCTCTGCCGAGCAGATTGCAGAAATCATTCCTAATGTTAGAGGTATGGCCGCCTTCGCAGCCGCTTTAAAACAAGCAGAAGCGAATGTTAAAGACATGGAAACCATGTTGGAGTCGGCAGGGTTAACAGAGGAAGCATTTGAAAAACAAACCAACACATTAAATCACGCACTTGAAAAAACAAATCAATTATTTAAAGACTTAAAAGTTAGCGCAGGGGAATTATTTGAAGATGAAATAAAATCCTCCCTTTCTCTCTTGGAACGTATAACACTGGGAGTTGAAATATACGGCGATATTAAAAAAATACAAAAAGGTGAGAAAGAAAGAGGGCTTGCAAATGTCGTCCAACTTCTCTCAAAAACGACAGAATTTGTTCCCGGCCTAAACCTTCCCCCTTCTAAAGTTGAACCCATTGCTTCTTCGGTAAAAGACAAACAGGTTGTTGATGAGGAGGCGTTAGAGGCAGAAAGGGAAAGAATAGAAAATGCCTATAAGCAAAAAAAGGCGTATGAAAACGCAACGGAAGAACTCAATAAATACAACGCAGCACTAGAAGAACAATATAACACGCTTGGTATGACTGATTTAGAGGCGGGCATTTATAAATTAGAACAACTATCAAAATCTTTATCCCCTGATTACGCACTGCGGTTTAATAAGGAACTAGAGCGCACAATAGAGATAACTAGAATACTGACAGAGGAAATACAAAAACAAAAAGACCTAGAAGAATTAGACCGCGAGAGAGAGCGGGCAAGGGCAGAAACGGCGCGTAGAGTAGAAAGTATTATAGAGTCAGTTATGACTCCGCTAGAAAAATATAAGCGTGACATGGAAGAAATAAGAGATTTTCTGGAAAGAGATTTAATCACACGGGAAATCTTTAGTAGAAAAAGCAAACAGCTCAAAGAGGATTTACTTGGACGAGCAACCGGTCGGCAAGCAGAAGAATTAAAACTTAGATATATTAACCCTGCCGGACTAACAAATATCAGCGCAGATCCGCAAACAGAAATATTAAAAGAGGCCAAAAAATCTAATATGCACTTAGGTAGGATTGCACAGTCTTTTAATTAGGGGGATAGATGTCATCCATACACATAGATTTGGTTGAAGGTAACTTGGCGAGGGAAACCGCAGAGTACGGCAAGGAGTTTGACCGAATAGCTATTATTGAAGGATTGACGGGCGATGCAGACGCAAAGATTTATAACGCCTTTTCTGATTTGGACTCTGGTGGTTATACAATGGGTGCGGCACACCCTGAACTTTCTTCTGCCAAAATCAGGGAAAGGATAGTCGAGTCTATTGATAAGGACAAAGTAAGGGTTCGTTTAGTTTACCGTCAATACGCCGGGGGTTATGGTCAAACCCAAACTGACACTGAAGAGGTCGGGGCTACAGTCCAGCAGCAGGAAACTAATTTAGACAAAAACGGCAATGTAATTCATATAGCACACAACGACACTGACTACGGCAAGACCACAACCAAGTATGTCCCAAAGGTAACTTTTCAGGTCACAAAAGAAGAAGGCACTAGCCCTATAGCAACGGCGGCATCTTATGTCGGCAAGATAAATTCTAATAACGGATGGCAGGTTTCAGGCGACCAGTATAAATGGTTGTGTACTGGTATTATAGGAAGGTCAAACGATGGCGGTTCTACTTATTTAGTAACTTATTCCTTTGAGTACGACCCGGACAACTGGCGACAAACATTATTTCATCCCGATGAGATAACGGGAGAAATAGACCCCGAATCCACAGACGGCGATGGTTTTGAAACTTGGGACGTTTACGATACCGCTAATTTTGGTGCTTTAGGTCTATGAGAAACTTAAATAATATTCGAGAAATATTTAACTGGAATCCCCGTAATGTAATCCAGAAGCTTAACGAGATTATCCGCGCTATAAATACTCTTATGAATTTTACCGGGGATGATTTAGTTAATGTCAAGGACGGTCCTATTGGTAGGACGGTAGGTTTGAATTGGCAGCTTTTGCTTGAAAAACTTCCCCGGACCCCCTTGCGTCTTTGCACTTTAACAACAGACGTTAGTTATGACGACCCTGATATTGAGGCGACGGGAACAATCCATCATCCAGGCGGTGACGAAACAGAAGTTACTATTTACTTTGGCTCTATCGGAACTGCATCATCTTCTATTACAGGGTACATCCAACCCAATATAGCAAACGGCACAACGATAGTGGTTGTAAAAGATAACAACGGCCTTTGGAACTGTGTCCAGGTCTTACAGAATTTATTGTCAGGTCGTGGCGTTGTTCATCGCATGAAGGTTCAAACGGGCGGTGTTGGTGCGGCTAGTATTTCTTGTAAATTAACAAGTACGTCTGGCACAGAATTAGGTTCTGCCGTAGATGTTTACCCGATTGAGCATTTAGGTACTAATAATTTAAGCGGTGATGTATGGCCTAAGTTTGCAGCGGGTGATTATTTATCTGCTTTCGTAGCCTTTGACGGTAAATACTATACGACCTTCCCATTTGATGATACGGATTCTTGTTAATGACTTTATATTTACACGCCAACGGCAAACTTTTAGTTAATTCAGATGGGCACTTAGCGAAAGATTGTCCCTTTGCTTTCGTGTTCTGCACCGAAGATGCTATAGTTGTGGCCTGTGACTCAGCGGGGAATG